TAACACCTTCTACGATTTTTTTCATAAATACATCATCCGAATGATCATATAATTTTGGATATTTGGGTGATGTGTCTATATCAAATTCGCTGACAGTTGCAGCCATTTTATTTGTATTGTTTATGGCCTCTAAATAACAACTCTCCGGTAATACACCCTGTTTTCTATATGCTTCTACTAACTCGTCATACGATTTAAATGTAAGATCCCAATACTCTTCGTTACCAAAATGAACATTTTTTGATTTTTGCAGTACAAGTCTTGCTTCAGCATGTTCCTCATTCAATGCGTGTGTGTCAGTTCCTGCTATTAAAGGAATTCCTGTATCTTCATGCAATTGCAATAAATACATGTTGTATTCCTTCTGTTTATCATCAAGATGATGTTGAACTTCTAAATAACAACGGTCTTTATTATCTTGTAAGAATTTAATGAATTTGTTTTTTAGCTCATCATCTTCTGATTTAAACAGCAAACCGCCAATACAAGCCGTAGTAATCATTATATTTTCTGATGTTTTATACAGCTCATCTAATGATATACGCGGGTTGTAGTAAAAATGACCATCATCACGATTAAATGCTTTACTTGAAAGAATGTTTAATTCTTCAAAACCCTGTTTATTCCTTGCAATTAGAACGCAATGGTAATTATCTCGTATCTTATCTTCTAGCGTTTCTGTAACATAGAATTCTTCTGCATGTATGTACTTCATGCCAGCTTTTTCAATCGCTTGTTTTTTGTGATACCATTCATATACATTGCCATGTTCTGCAAAAGCTAGAGCGTTCATTCCAAACTCTTTTGCTTTTTCTACGTATTGATTATATTTCGTAACACTATCAATATTGGTAACGCCACTACTGAGATCTGAGTGCAAGTGATAACATATGTAATTATTCATATAAATTGATCTATGTCCTCAGCCAACATTCTCTTTGTCTCTCTATAATCTTCTAAATGTGGGCACTGATTTCTGTAACTGCATAATGCTGTACAAAAGAAAGTGTCTTCAACTTCGCGCCCCATTTTGCTGAGTTTCGTAAATTCTCTTGGTTCCCATTGATTTGCGTCATCTTTGTCGCGCTTTTGGAACTGAGCTATGGTCTGATTGATCCAGTTAATACATTCTTCGCGCGTCTCATCATTTAATTCGTATGTAATCTTACATGGAGTTATGGTAAAATTCTCTCTGACTTGAATCGGAAGAGGAACCATTGAATTTCTTTCAACAGCTTCCATAATAGACATTTCAATCTCGATATCATCGTACCCCACCTCCATCATATATTGGCGAATGTACGGCTCAAGTTCTTGTAAAAGTTTTCGTCTACTAATATGTTTGACTATCTCTGTTTTATTTTTTGAACTTGACCTTGCATAACCCATAAATTTAACAGTAACGTATTTAAGAAAATACCACGCTACTTCATTAACCTTTATGCCCTGCTGCTCTTTTGCCAACGCATATATGATCAATTGTCTGCCATGCTCTACAAGATCTTCTCCGCTATACATACTTGATGTTTTCCAATCATAAATACTTTGCTCTTTACCATCAAAATCGTCTATTTGAACCAAGTCTGCATATCCCTGTATGTAATTGTCTTCATCGACCTTATAGAGCAAAAATTCTTCTGTCTTAAAATTCCCCTCTGGTGGCCTAAAATAAAGTGCGAAATGCTCCATATCAGCTACCCAGTTATCCCTGATCGTGTCGTTGCCTTTGCGATCTTTTGGGAAAGACAAGCCAAGAAGCTCCGCTTGTTCTAAACTATTTGCAATGGCGGCTGGTAATGTTTCAAGCCCAACTTGATTGTTGACAATCTTTTCTAACGCATCATGTGTTGCGCCGCCTAAAACACCGTAAATATTATCTTCGCCCTTTAAATGTTTTACGTAAGTTAGATAGGCACTATAAGGGCAGTTTCCCATAGTAGAAAGTTTTGAGAATGAATATACATTCTTATTTTCGTTAAATAACTTTTCTAAAATTGGATTTTTCTCTCTAACTCCTATTGCTCATCATCCCCAATCCATACAACCTTTTCGTTTAATAACCTCATAAATGTTTCTTTGCCGAGATCCGTTGGAGAGCATTTGCTCCCCAACGGCAATAACTCGTGCTCTTTATCGTATATATATCCAACTTTATATTTGTAATATTTGTTTTTCATTCGCAGCTTATTTGCTGCTTTCATTAATAATTCTTCATCCAATCCCTCGTCGAACGCGATAATAATGCGATCTAAACTTGCATTATTCCCCTTAATAATACGAGCTTGAGCATCAGATACCGTGTTTGTGCATGTGGCTAATCCAATATTTAACCCCATTGAATCCATTTGCATAACCGATTTTTCGCTTTCTACTAACACACATGTACCCGAATTTTCAATTTTTCTTATATTGTTGCTATAACCAAACAATGTTAGACTTCGTGGGCAAGCTATAATTGGCAGCCATCTCTCAGAATAATCACATATCGAACTGTTAAGTCTCCCCATAACACCTATTAGATTCCCGTAAATGTCACGTTGTGGAATTGTAATTCTTCCGGATTCGATATCATAACCTACCTGAAATTTTATTTGAGAATCTAAATCTATACCGTCTTTGTAGAACATTATGTTTGGCAATTCTACATAGTTTCCCAATATTTCTTCTGGCAGTATTTTTAATTGTGCTTCTGAATCTTTGTGTCTTTTTGTGATATTTCTATAGAAGCCGCCAAATGGCAGTTTTGTTTCGGCATCATATCCGTTTGAGCCAGGCAGCCCTAGTATATTGCCGACCCATTCTAAGGCTGTCCTAAACGACATATTCTGTCGATCCATAACGAGAGATATTACCGACCCTTTATCTCCCGTTGAAAAACATTTGTAGAACAATGTGTCTGTATCTATTAGTACAGCGCTTGGATTTCTTCCTGCTTCGCGGGCACATCGTATTTCGTTTTTGTTTTGATTGTATGTAATATTGTCTAGTCCAAGCTTTTCGAGGATTGTGATAATGTCGTCAACATTCTGTTTGAGGTGCTCATTAACCTTAACAATGCTGAACACAAATCATCACCCCCTACGGTTAAACCCATCAAAATCAACGTCTGCGTAGCCAATTTCTATGAGCGAATTGTAATCCATATTCCTTTCATATATGATTGGCGGGCCTACACTGCCAAATCTGTTTTTTGGAGTAAACAAAACTACATATTCTTTATCTTCATCTAATTTGATGTTCTTTGTAATTCGTGCATATCCGGGAACGTCTTCATAGATAAAAGCGGAAATCGTGTTATTTTCGATCTCTGATCTAGTGATTGTTCGGAACATAATTACCTGCGTTGCTGTTTCTGCAATCGCTCTGGATTTTCCGACACATGATAAGTCTAAGTATCTTCTACTCATACTGTCTGATGACAATTGTGCGGTTGCGATAATAGCGACGTCGCATTGTTTTGCCAATAAGAATAATTGTTTTGCTACCTCGCTGAATTCTGCCCAAGCTCTTTCTGTTGATTCAACTGTTGGCTTCATAGTGTCAAAAATGAATAACGAACATCCTCTTTTACTCATTTTTTTAACAATTTTTTTGACATTTCCTATTGAGTAATCGCGAGTTTCTATCATATATAACGTTCCGGGGAACGACCTTAATAGTTCTTCGCCTTCCTTCATGTCCTCGCGCTGCTGTTCTGTAAAATTACCCTCGATAAATTTTGAACGATTCATATCTTTTTTATCGAGAATATTACAAACAACTGTAGATAAAACCATCTGTCTGAACTCAGAAACATCTTGTTCATTGGCTATAATACAAACGTCGATACCGCTTTGTAACGCTGGCATAATATAGAATAAGATTGCCGATGTAGTCTTTCCATTTCCTATATGCGCCATATGAAGAATCAAATTTTTCTTATGTATTCCCATAAGACGTTTATTTAATAGTGGAAATCCTATTGGAGATCCTTGCATCAAGCCAGCATCCCATTGATCAATGTATTTCTCGTATCCTTCGGAGAGATTTTCAACTGTTAGCTTGTCTACCCCAGATGCACAAATATCATTTAAGAGATACTCGAATTCGTCGTATACTTCTGCAGATGTTAATCCCTGATAATGATCAAGATTGCTTAATACATCAAATCCATTTTTATGAAGGTTGATGAGCATGTTTGATTTAACAAGCTCATCGTAATAACCTTCAATGTTGTTTGGGTCAACTGCATCTGTTATTTCCAGTACGGTTGCATAACCACCGCGTTTTTCGAATTCGCGCCGAAATAAATCACGTTCGGATAAGTAATTTGTAACGACCATTTGGTCTGCAGTTTCATATCCGATCTTCCTAATATCGCTTAATATTCGAAAGTAAAATTTTGCATCCAGAGATAATAGATCGCGTTGCGGATTGATTTGAGCAGAATAATCCTCGTATAACGTAGGATCTTTCCATAATGAAAAAATTACATTGCACTCAATGGCTTCACGATTTGCTGTCAGTTCGCTTGGGATGGATGAAATATTTTGCTCATCCCGTTTTTTCATTTATTAAATAAGTAAGTTTGCGAGCTCTTCCAGCACTTCAATTGGAATATTTGGATCTTTGATGTTTGAACACCCTGTAGAAAGGACTTTTTTCTTAAAGTTAGTTTGCTGCTCTTTTGACGCTGTAGGTAATGCTTTAGAAATTTCCTCAATGAATTGTACACGCTTTTCTTCTTTCTTCGTGTTTTCTTTTGCCTCTTTTTCCTGACGTTTTGCAACCTCGGCTTTTTTCTTTGCCGTTTCTGCTTCTTCGCGCCTCATTTTTTCCAGATCAGCTTCACCATCTATGGATCCCTTTACACCTTGTTCAAATGCATCGAGAAATTCTCTTGGTGAGAGATGGATTTTTTCAGGAAGATTAGCAAATCTACTACCAGCATCGACTTCTGATGTTCCTCTTAAATAAACAACACGATCTTCATTAACGATTTTTCCACCGACAATATCTCTCTCCATTATACCGACCATAACCATCTGGGCAGAATCCGCAATCTTTGTGTAGATATTACCTTGCAGATTGTTGGTGATCTGTTCATATTTTTCACCAGTTTTTAAGTCTGTCTTTTCTTTATTCTTTGTGTGACAAAGATAGAATACTGCGATTCCCGCTGATCTAAGTCTATCTTCCTGTTCTCTAATAAGAGAGATAAGTCTATCAACGCCACGTGTAAAACCACCAAAAGCATCATTCAGGGACTTGCAATCCGTACCTTTTTCTCTTTTGTGCTGTCTGAGAACTTCATCTGTACAAACATCTACCATGGTATCGAGGGTATCAAAGCATACTCCCTTGATGCCATATTCATCATTATTTTCTACGATATCATCGACGATTTGAACAAATCCTCTTAAATCAGTCTCTTCGTCATACGGCGCGTTCCATTTTTTCGCCACTTCAACTTGAATTCCATCCAGTGAATGATAACCTTCTTCGTTTCCAAAAGAGATCAACAGTCCCTTCTCATCATCACCCCATGCTTCTCTAACGAGTTGATACCAAAATGTGGTTTTACCAAACTTACGTTCTGCAAGAAAAATATATGGCGGGTAGCTACATAAATCTGCCTTTACTCTATTTCTTTTAAATCCCAATATTCACATACCCCCTTTAGCCAAGTAAATCTTCTAATGTTGCATCTTCAATATTGTCGCTATCTTCTTCTACAACCTCTGCAATCTTAACTGGCTCTGCATTAAGTACATATACCTGATCTTTAACATCATCAAGAGTATAGCCGGAATCAATAGGACCATCAGCAAAATCACCGTTTAACATCTGTTTGAAAAACCTGAATTCATAAATGTTCTCACCAAGCGCTGTAGAGAAATCTTCAATCTTTGCAATACCGCACTCGATCTGTTGCTTCTGCCTTTCAGTCAACATGTCCGGATCAAATTCAACAGTCTCAGCTCCACGAATTACCTTACAATCCCACGGAAGGTGAACTACATTGCTATTTTTAATGTCCACGTCCTGAATAAGCATTTTCGCATACTTCTGATGCTGCTCTGTGTCGTTAAATTTACTAACATCGAGAACAACTCTTTGCGGCAGGAACTTTTCACCCTCATCCTTATTAATGTACTGTTTGATAAAACCGTCAACAATGATGCGCTTTTTACTATCAAATTCTGCTGTATCGACACAATCCCTGTTATAGTACAGATCCAGCTTTAAATGCAGGCTATTCCGCTCAGCATTGGTAATTCTAACAGTGTCGATTTCAAATTTATCGAACAGCTCACCCTTCCACGGCGACCTACTATATCTGCCACTCACAAAAATTTTACCACTATATGTAGTGAGTTTTTCGGCTAAATATTCGATAAAATCGTACTTTGATAGAAACTGTTTTTCACCATCATCAAATTCAGCAATAAACTTCCTGTAACTAGGAACAGAGGAAACAATGTCTGGGTCAAACCTTTCTGACCACGGAATTTCAATTTTCTCTCCACCATCACCAGGAATAACGATTGTGTCGTATTTCATTCCAAAGCCTTCAACCCACATGGAATTTGTCTTACTTTCTCTTACACCAAAACGGATCGAGGCCATTTCTGACTTCCCTGTTTTACCTCCTTTCCACTTTCTTACAAACGAATCATCACTTTTCTTTGAGATAATCGGCTCACCGATAACATTAAATCTAGCTGTATAAGCCAATATAAAATCTCCTTTCTATAAAACCTTTATGTATAACACCGAATTGTGTTATTTACTTTTTATTTTCCCAATATTCTTTAATTCTTGAGCAATCATTTTAATTGCACAAACACCATTTGACATAAACCATGCACATTCATCTGTACAAATCTCTATTGTATTTAATGGGCATATCTTTTCGTCATTCATAATATAGTAAACACCATCCATATTTTTTATAAAAACCCTTTTTGATCACTTATGTATATAGATACCCCATTTGGCAAGCAATTATTAAACTGCAATATATTTTCATCTTCATTATCTGGGCTATCTTCCCATGGGACAGGCCATGAGCACTCATCATCCGTATCTTTAAGGGCCACATCAAACCATGTAAT